AGTTAAGAAAGATGGGGTATACTCCGATCCGCCACCATATGCAATTCTCTGTAGTGTTGGAATTCCAGGGTGTGTGAGTGTACCAGCATCACCGGAAAGTGTTTTAATTAACTTTCTCTGATCAGCCTCATTAATACCAGCACCTGTTGGGTCTATTAATAGTTCAATAACCCTTGCTGTCTTCTTAACCCATTCGTCTGGTACAGCATCCTGACCGCCAATAGCACCAGCTGATACGAGTCGAATACCGTTTACTGTAAGTTCTTTCTGAAAGAAGTTCTCGGTAGCGCCAACAACTGTATTTGCAGTACCTCCCATACCAGAATGATTTCCACAATAATAATATAATACAGGAGTATTTGCCTCTAGAACAATTTGTGTATATGCTCCTTCTGTACCTGGTGTTCCTACATATGTTACTCCTGTAGTATACTCTGTACCTGTACCGTTTGGAGTCTCTGAGAATCTAATTGGATGTAATGAATTGGTTGAGTCACTTTGATCGAGTCTATAAGTTTTTCCTTCAACTAAATCTAGGTCAGGGCTTGCACCTGATAAACCGTCGATATAGAACTTATTTCCTGTTCCATATGAGTTAGTGCCGGTTGCAACTGTTATAGCCTTTTCTATAAAAGAAGCAGAAGGTATAGAGGTTATAGCGATGAGCTCACCAGAATTATATTCTAAATCCGTACTTTGATTAACGTCAACAAATTGTGCGATTTCAAAGTCTGTGCCTGGGTGGTATATCTCATACTTGTTAAGGGAATTAACGACTGTAGCCTTAACCCCATACTGATCTATAATTGATCCGGTAACAACTCGTAATGTGTTATTATCCTTTGTTATAAAGATCTCATAGAAAGCCGTTTCTTCAACTCGGCGTATTCTTTCTACCTCAACTTTAACAACTCTATCTGGTGTAGTTACATCTATAATGTTAGCAAAAAGATCAAACGGATCACCTTCCGTGACCTCAATAAAGATTGAATTCTGTTGGATCCAGCGACCGTCTGATGCTACAAGGATCTTCTCTTTAGGGAATGATATATCAATATCTGTATCATATAGAAGTCTAAAGAGAAGTTTAAATGATTCTGTAGATCCTTTTGCTTGATAGAACTGAACTATATTCTTATACAGATTAGTCTTATTTGCTGCTAGGTTAGTAGTAAATCCAGCACCAATTTCTTTTTCTACCAATGAGATAAAGGCATCAACAACAGTATCAATATCTTTATTTGCAAGGACGTTGTTTATAACGTGAGAAGGACCTTGCTCCTCGTGCATAAACCTGTAGTATTCTTTTATAAACTCGATCAATCCTCCTGCATCAGCTATTAACTGACGCGGGATTAACGATTCGATTTTACTCGATTCTATATTAGATCTTATAGTCATTATTCGTGTCTGCTAAAGGTTGTATAAGAGGATGCGCCGACTGAACCAAGCGTAGCAATAGTATCTTCCTCGCCTGTTACAACAACACCAGGAGTCTCGTCTTTTTCAATTGATACTAGCTGGTTAAACTTAGGTGCTATATCATTTGAATTAGGATCTACAAAGATGAGCAAAGTTGCTACTGAATCTATTTTAATTTGATTTAGATCAACCATACCCGTAGTAGGTGTAATTGTTCCCGCGGCAGGATTTATAATTGCTTTTGTTGTTGCGTTACGTATCTGTACTATTCTATTTGGATATGTATTAGAAGCTATATCAGTTAGCTCACACCCTTGACCAGCATAGGTAAACGTTGAAGATGTTATGGTTTGTTCTGTAGTGGATGTCTGGTATATAGGTGATGAGAACTTAATAGCATAGTCTCTTGTCTCGCCTGTTATAGGCGCAACATGCTTGTGCATTTTTAAACGAACAGTAGAGTTTAATATACCCTTATCAGCGTTATCGATTGCTTTTAGTAACTTAGAGAATCGGAGTACACCGTCGAATTTCTCTAAGTTAACGTCATTATAGTTTATTATAGCATCCTTAACCGCAATCTCTAATTGAGACTTAGACCGTGATGTATTGTTTGGATCATATTTAAAGAATACGTTCATTGTAATATAGGTAAAGTCAGGGTTAACGATTTCGGTTGTAATTGATCCTACGTTTTTAGTAGAGAGAAATCGATTTATTATACTTTTAGTAGTATTCGATAAATAGTCCCCAGTCTTTGGTTTAATCGATATAAACACTTTCCCATATGTAGGGGGATCGTTTACCTCACCACCCCACACAGCTATATCTTCAATGTAATCGTATTCTAACTTAAGTATAGCATCATAGTCAATAGACGTTACTGCACGATTCTGACTCTGAAAGGCTTTAGGAGCATTAAATCTAATTGAATCTATGTCCTCACGATCTGCTCCAGAGAATGTTTTAATAAATCCTGTAGAAAGAGCAGCTGTTGCTCCTGATAGTCCTGCAATAGTAGCATCAGTAGTAAATGATGATGCACCATTTGCTTCAGCACCATTGGTCTTAATATAAGCTATATCTACTACTTGGCCTGTTGTAGGCTTACGACCTATAATTCCATCCCCAAAGTATACTTCGTACTCTCCGCCATATCCTTCCTGTAAGAAATACACACGAGAGTCAGATGTTACGTCGAGTATGTTATTAAAGAATGTATAGACCTCAGACACTTGAGATGTAACTGAATCGCGGACAGCAACTACAAGGGTAGATGTATCAACTTTGTCCGTAGGGATTTTAAACTTCTGGTTAGGTATTTGTCCGTTTACACGATATGTAAATGTCTCGATTTCACCTTCAAAGACTGAAACATTTTCAAAGACATAGCGATTTAAAATATTCTTAGATGTAGTATAAGACTCATTCGTTACAAAGGTAAATTGCTTAGATCCGATTAATCCAGAGAATACTGTTCCACGTGGCATAGTTGCACTTATGGGACCACCCGCAATACCAACGACGGTAACATCGATTTTGGCTTCAGATGACTTTGCAGATGCTGGAACATATCCTAATGACTTAGCATGGGATACTACATTAGCACGCATTTGTGCAGTATCTAAGAAAGCCTCATTTGCATTAGCGTGAGCTAGCAGTGCATTATATTGTGTGTTGTATGCAAGTATATCAAGTAGGACTGCCATACCTGATCCATCGAAATCATAGTCAGCAAACTTATCTTGGCCGGACAAATAAGCTTTTAGATTGACTTTAATCTGATCAAAGTCTAATTCAGTTACGTTCTTAATGTTCGCCATTATCGGATTCTCTCTAAGTAAATATCTATATCCACTAGATCAGGTACGTTTAATATCTTAACTGTTACAGAAACAAACACAGCATTCTCATCAGACTTATCTGTTATTGATATACCTGCAAGAGCTACACGCGGTTCATGAAAGCGGATAGTACGAGATATTGATTCCTGCATAGCTGCAACTGTAACAGGTGTAAAGTTTTCAAATAGCTGATTGGTAATACCGCATCCAATAGTTGGTTGAAAAGGTCTTTCCCCGTATCCAGTAAGAATAAGATTCCTTACTGAGTTCTTAACAGCAGCTATGTCTCGCAACGGTACCAAATCCCCTAGATTAGGATGCGGTTTAAAGCGAAGATCTAGATCAGAAAAGTCACGTGAACGAGCAACTACTGTCGCTCTGGATGTTTCCAAGGTTTTATCTGATAGGATTTGAGTACTCATAGTATCTATTTATGTCCTTTAGCCAATCGGTTTGCTAGTTGGTGTGCCTGATTGTGAAGAAGTATGTAGATGATCTTTTAGAGAGATCGAACCAGTCTTAACATCTGAAGATGATGTAATAATGCCACCAGCATCGATTGTAGACGATACAGTTTGTAGACCAGATATAGCAACGTTATTGTTAATCGATGTATTGCCAGATGCAGTAGTACTCTGAGCTCCAGATATAGTCTCTGTTAATGCACCTGATACTTTAAGAGTCATATCCTTTGCTATTGTCTGAGTAAAGTAATCGCCAGTTGTAAGAGTCATGTAAGTACCTATACCTTGGGCTAAGTACTCTGTTATATCCAATGTCATGTAGCCTTCAATCTTCTCAATAACGTTCTTCTTAACTGTTTTAAACTCTGATCCGTGTATAACCTGAGTAGAATCACCGTAGATATGCTCTTCTTTGTTACCTTGTATCTCTGTATTACAGTTACCTACAACAAATAAATTGCAGTCACCCTCTACAGTTACACGTGATGTACCTTTAACGTTAACATACTCATCACCTAGTGTTACCTCATAGTTATCATTAACAACCTTCAGTACACGTGATCCATCTGGATGTATCTCATAGAATGTACCAGCACGGTGATGCTCTTTGATACGCTGATAATCTGCTGTATCATCTACTTCAAATACATGGCCAGATTCTGATTCTGTTACCTTATTAAAAGGATATTGCGGTTTAGCAGGAGAAGCTGGCTCTTCGAAATTAAATATATTAACAGGGTCTGTGTCAGCCTTCTGTGTTAATTTAAACGACTCTACCTTAGATTTAGCTTCAACATATCCTAGCTTTGTATTTGCAGGCGAGTTAGCTACCTTACCAGTACGAATAGTCTCTTGATTCAGGTTAGCTTGTGTAGCTA